TCAGACGTTTTGAACTGATGGCGAAGGCGGTTGAAATGAAACTGACGGGCCTTCTGAAGGCGAAGGAACTGGTCAACATGCGTGGTGGTTATCGGGCCAAGCGTCGCGAGCTCAATCGTGAGATGCGGAGAGCAATGAGACCGGCCTACAATCGGATGCGTGCACGGGCTCCAAAAGGTCCGACCGGAGCGCTCAAGAAATCCATTGCGACGACCGCGTTCATGACCTTCGATTCCATCAACGTTCGGACAGGCCCTCGCGTGCGTGGCCCGCGACGCGCGAGCTACGCGCACATCGTGGAGCTCGGTTCAAAGGGCGGTGTTCGAGTGGTCAAAAAACCAGGTTCAAAGGGCTTCAAAATCGGACGCCGCAGGACCGACAAAATCAATCACCCAGGGACCAAGGGTGTGGGGTTCATCGAATCGACCTACAACGATTCCATCAACACAGTTGTGCCGCGAGCCATTGCGGCCATCAAGAAAGTATTTCGTGTCTAATGCTCGACCTAGTTTACAAGCTCCTCAAAGACGACTCGAATGTGACCGGAGAGGTCTCGAGTCGCATCTATCCGTATATCCGTGAAAAGGACACCACAATGCCCGCCGTCATGATGGAATTTGTGGGGACGGAATTCACCATTCCGAAGGAAGGAATCTCCAAAGCGGATATGTACCAGGTTGAAGTGTTTTCGTACGCCAAAACCGCGACCGTTGCAATGCGCCTTGGGAACAAGGTTCGGGCGGCCCTGGTCAACAAGCCAGGGACGTACGACATGACCGGAGACGGGGGCTTTTCATACGAGGTCCTCGAGTCACACATCCGACAAATGAGCATGGAGAGCGAAGCCGAGGGCCGTGTTTACGTCCTGATTCAGGTTTTCGACTTCGTGGTGTCAGTCTGAGAAAATTTTTTTTCGTCCTGAAAGCCCAGTAAACGCTGGGCTTTTTCAGTTTCCCGAAATTTTTTTTGTCGTGTTTCGTCGATTGAATGAACATATGCTCCTATCTTAGCACTGTTCAAACAAACAAACACACAGCATCATGCCTCAGTTTCAAAACGGTTACACGACGAGCAACGTACAGGGAAGCCAGTTGCAGCAAACCGAATCGAATGACTGCACCGTGCGAGCAGTAGCGAACGCCGCAGGAATCCAATACGACCAGGCTCACGCCCTCTGCAAAAAATTCTTCAAGCGTCGTTTCCGCCAAGGCACACGCACCGGCTTCATCATCACCGAAAGCCACAAGCTTTTCAAGACCATCGGGTTTGAAGTTGAGAAGCTCACTTGCTCCGAGTACTTCGACCTCCGCGACTCTTGGGGCACCATCAATCAGTTTGTGAAGCGTTACCCTCGCGGACGCTACTTCCTATCCGTTCGAGGTCACTCCCTCGCGGTCGTCGACGGTGTTGTGTACGACAACGCAAACCGCACCTCTGGTCGCCACCGCGTGCTGAGCGCCCGCAAGCTCACTCCGGTCGGAGGCGTTCAGAAGCCCGTGACTGAGGCCAAGCCCAAAAGCAAGCGAGTCAAGTTCACAATCACAAAGGACGGCGTGACGCACTCCGGATTGACTCCGAAGCAGGTTCACGGAATCGTCGGCGGCAACCTGGCAAGCGTGCAATCCATCTGCGCAAAGCGTCGTCCCCAGGTGTACGGTTGGACCCTCACTTTCGAGTGAGGTCCACCGGCCCCGGAAAAAAAAATCTGAAAAAAGTTTCCCTGTTTCGTCGAAGGGTAGAACAAGTTGCCGTATATTTGAACATCAAACAAACAAAAACACACGTCATGCAACGCTCTCCAATCTCTTTCGCTCAATCAGTCGCCAACACCGCAAAGGACTACGCTCGTGACTACGGTATGAACACCAAGGATATGGTGTGGGACGTGGTCAAGGAATACGGCTGCGACCTGGGTTGGTCTGACAGCGACCGCAACGACGTTTACTCTGCGGCTCTCAAGTTGGTCTGAAAAAAAAAATCACCTCTTTCGTCGAACGATAAGAATGTTCGCCGTATATTTGAACATCAAACAAACAAACACACAAGTCATGGACTTCATTTACAACCTTTCAGAGCTCGGAAATTTCAAGAACCGCGCTCACGACGTCGCAAGCGCACAGGACGCAATTCAAATCCTGAAATCATGGGGCTTCAACATAGACGGCCTTGCTTTTGAAAACGGCACGGCCATCGTCAAGGACGGTTCTCGCAACGCAATGGTGTGCAAGGTGGCAACCAAGATGGATATGAAGTTCGAGCGGTGGGCAGATTGCGTCTGACCCACTGCCCCCTCCCCCGAAAAAAAAATCACCCTCTTCGTCGAAGGGTAAAACAAATCGACGTATATTTGAACATCAAACAAACAAGCACACAGAAATCATGGCCTCAATCATTCTCCCTCACGGTCGCCTGAACCTCGAAACAGGAATCTCTCAAAAGCCCGGCAGCTACTCGTTCGACGTTATCGAATGCGACAAGGACGGCGGTTGGCTCGAGCTCTGGAAAAGCGACACCGGAAAATTCAAGGTCGTCCGCACCTGGGTCGGAAAAGACGGCGAGCCTTGGAACAAGCCTGGTGACCGCACCGAATTTCGTCACGACCAAACTCGCCGCATGATGACGGGCGTGTGGACCCTCAAGGGTTCCACCCCGGTCGAGAACATTTCTCTCCTCCAAAAGCACACAGGGAAGCGCGTCCTGGACGTGGCTTGCTACAAGTGAGAAAAAAAAAGTTTGCCCTTTTCGTCGAACGATAAAGATGTTGCACGTATATTTGAACATCAAACAAACAAACACACAGGAATCATGAAAATTTCGACCTTCCCAACCATCAAGCAGAACGCTCAAATGTTCACCTCTCTCATCTCAAAATTGAACATGGACGCAGAGGTTCGCGACATGGTTGATGCCCTCCAGTCCGACAGCGTTTCTCACCTGAAGCACGTTCTCCGTTCTCACACTGGTCGCGCGGCTCAATGCACGATTGATTGTCCAGCTGAGGTTGCGGTCGGTCACTTCGCAATGGCAATCCTGAACCAAATTTCAGTAACGAACCTCTGAAAAAAAAAATCACCTCCTCCGCCGAAGGGTAAAGAATTCGGCTCTATATTTGAACATCAAACAAACACACAATCTTTTTCATCATGAAAAATTTCAATTCCATCGCAGCAGCAGCTGCAGCCCTCGAAGTTAAAGCCAACACCCTGAGCAAGCAGCTCAAGCGCCACGGCAACCAGGTCGAAATGTTCGACCAGAAAGACCGAGAAATTCTGGTCAAGCGAAACGACGACAACACCGTTTCTGTGACCCTGGTCAAGCAAGCGCCTGCGAAGCCCAAAGCGAAGCGCAAGGAGTTCGCGTTGCCAAGCCACCACGTTCACACACAAAAGACTGACCCACGAATGAGCCGTATGGCCGGTGAGGAGGTCGCCAACGAAAGCCGTGAGCCTGGAATCTACGTGACCACCGCGGACGGAGCTGAAGGGGTCTTCCACAACAACACGCTCGCCGCAGCGTTCGGAGCCTGCACCGTTTCTCGTGTTTCTGAAATCCGTCGTGCAACCAAGGTGCGTCAGTTGGACGCAGGTGGTTCATTCACCGTCACCCTCAAGAACGGAACGACCATCTCAATGGTTCGCCTCGATGAGGTCGTGTGGATGCGCCGCACCAAGAAGACCGGCGAAGCTGCAGAATAATTCACCCTCCCCCTGTTGAACTGAGAGCGGGCCGCTAGGCTCGCTCTCTTTTTTTTTGTCCATACTACCCTAACCCTCGTAAAAGCGCACGGAGCCCATAGGAGCTCCATATCGAGCCCAGAGCATTTCACCTAGCGTCTACCACTCCAAAATCGTCCGAGCTCACGTATGGAGCCCGAATGAGCTTCAAATGAACACCGCTGCCTCATGCTTGGGTTGCGGTTTTGTTTCTTGTGGTCATGAGTTATTCAGCACCGAGATGCGAGACCTGCGACGGCTCAGGCGAGACGGGTCCGCACGGCTGGGAATATCCGGAGTGGCACACATGCGACGCGTGCAACGGGTCAGGCGTAGCGCGTGACGAGGACGCGGAGTACGATGCCTGGAAGGACGACCAGCTTTGACCAGGAGCCCATAGGAGCTCCATATTGAGCCCGGGTGTGTTTTGGCTGCCTAGCAGTAGCCCAGACCATCCGGGCTTCCCTATAGCACTCCAGAATCGTCCAGAGCAGTGTTGTTCGAACGAAGTGTGGGTTCACGTATGCGCATGAGGTACTTTCGCAAAGACGTCGCTTCTCATCCCCAAAACGAAAGACCATGGCAACAATTCACGGCAACGCTCTCGGCATCTACGTGTCCAACACGGCCGGAGACCTCACGAGTCCTCTGGACCCGGACAACGCTGAGCTCGTAGCATGCAGCACGAACGCAACTCTGAGCCTCTCAAACGCAACCATCGAAACGGCTTGCAAGAAGGACACCACAGGTGTGCTTGACGACGCCTCTGTGCGTCACACAATCCCCGGCCAACAAACCTGGAGCATTCAGGTTGAGGGCCTCGTTGAACTCACCGCCCCCGCAGCTACGGCAAACAACTTCCAGAGCCTTCTGGAAATTGCCAAGGACCGCGACGACATTCTCGTTGTGTTTTCCGACCGTGTTGCAGGCAACTACGAGTACTACGGCTTGGGCTTCATTTCCTCGATTGAAATCTCGGCTTCTGTCGACGACTTCGCAACGTAC